TCTGACTCTGGATGGATTGGCTGATGAAACGGTTTTCCTCTGAGTCGTATAAGCTGTAGGTATACATGCGAGCAAATGGGCGAAAGTTCAGCTTATCGGCATAAGCAAACCCACCGTCAAACATGACGCGCCATGCACCGCGAGGCAGTGTATTGCCCTGATCGTCTTCAGCTTCGTAATTGATGCTGAGACGAGCAAGCCCAGAAGACAAACCAGTCTTTGGGCCATAGGCTTGGCCTGTGAGAGCCATAAGCGCTTCTTCATCAAGATTTTCTAGATTGATATCATCGATTTTCATTAAGTCAGTCATAATGTATTCCTTTCTATGACTTGTTAGCCTTACCATATTAAGGGTTGACGACAGTCGTGTCAAGCCAATTTTTACCTATTTTTAATTCAATGTCGATGGGCATGTCGTACTCAACACCGTAACGTCTTGAAGTCTCACGGGGAATCGATAACATAGCCTCACGCATTAATTTTATGCACAGGTTTTCTTCACTGGGGTACACGTCCATGACAATACTGTCGTGTACCGTATTGCAGATGACGCTGTTAAGTTTGTGCTGTTTAATCAATCTGTTAAGCTCAATCAACGCACAGGGTAGCAAATCACCTGTAGCAAAGCCCTGTACGGGGTAATTGCAGATAGCGGTACGGTTTGTCGCAGTGCCCCACTTAGTCCATTTGGTGTCAGGGAAATGGTACTCACGACCAGACGGAAGAATGATCTTCTTCTTTTCCACAGCATCTTTCTGTAGTTTGTCGTGCCACTCGGTAACACTGGCATACTTTTCCTTGAATGCTTGGTAGTAGCGTTGTTGGGCGTCAGTACCCGTTACGCCGCCGTACAGAGGCTTGAAGGTGTGGGCTTTAGCATCCTGCCTGCTACATCCGATAACGCTGGCTGTATAGCTGTGTACGTCCGTCCCTTGCTTAACGTCAGAGTATATCCCAGCGTCCCCAGAGAGGAAGCCTGCGACCCTGAACTCGAGTTGGCTATAGTCCCCCTCCAGAATGCTTCCCCCCTCCCAGCGGCTCTCTACGACCTTCCTGATGACGAATGTAGAGCCACGTGGCATGTTCTGGAAATTTGGATTACGGGAGGATAGACGACCCGTAGCAGTTACACATTGCATAAACTCAGGGTGAATGAACCCCTGTTTATCCATGTTGTTATACATACCATCCACAAAATTTGAAAGGTAAGTGCGGATAGCAGAGTATCGGATGTACGCCTCAACGAATTCTTTAGCTTGCCCCTCTAATTCAGGTAGCCGTTGCTCGAGTGTATCCTTATCTGTCTTGAAGCCCCCTGCCGCAATGTCCATGACACCACGAGGACTGAGCTTGAATCCTGCCGTCTTGCCTGTACTGACATAGGTCATGCCCACACCGTTACAAGGTTTGCAAAGCCGCTTCTGGGAGCTGAGAGTACCATCCTTCTTCATGAAAGATACTCTGCCTTGACCTGAGCACTTGCTACACTGAGAGCCAATCGTACGGCGCAGTACGGTGGTGTTGTCACTCACTGCCCGCTTGAATTCGGTTTGCTTCATCCGCGCTCGCATCTTCTGCTTCTTGGTAGCGCCCCGCGTTTCGGTGCCCAAGTTGAACAGAACCTTCCAGACGTTTTTGTTATTAACCTTGCGGGAATAGAACAGCATCGATCTGTCATCGGGGCTATCCAAATTGATCGGGGTATCACCCATAGCGGCTTGTGCCATTAGCCGTAGCTTGAGGGTAAGGTCAGCCTGCTCCTGCTCAAATTCTAGTTTTAGTTGATCTAGGCTTTCCCTGTTTATCTTAATGCCTGCTCGCTCGATGTCACACAGCACATCGGTAAGCTCACAGGACATTTTAAATGTGGGTACGAGACTCATTGTATATTCTCTCCAATGTTGTGCCAAAGGCTTCTGCTTGTTTGATTGCAATCTGTTCAGTACCGAGTACGTCAGCCTTGCCGTATTCTTCTACGATATCATACGGTATCTTGTCAAACATTATACCGTCATCTAGATATGGCTTAACCAAGTCTACCTTCTTCTGTTCGACGCCGTACTTCTCAGACAAGGCTTCCAAGTTCAAAGGCCAGCGCCGTGAACCAGCCAAGATGTACTCAGCAACCATCGTGTCGTAGATAGCGCCATTATATTTCCAGCCGCACTCGCGCAACCACATCAGATCGAACTTGATGTTATGTCCGATCAACAGGTCGCACGTGTCAAGTACCGCACTGAATTCCTCGAAGGCTCGAGGTGAAGCTGGTTGCTTGTCATGATAGAAACAAAGGTACTCTACATTCAATCGGTCTATGTACTTGTACCCGAGAGATACGAGCCGTGAACCGAAGAACGGTGAAGGTGTCCAGTTACCATTGGGCTTGTTAGCAGTGGTGGTCTCAACGTCAAATGTAACTATGTTCATAGCTTCTCCATATCGATACGGTCTACCAAGTATATCTCTACACCGATAGCCTTCTGCTGAGGGGAAGGTACTCGATAGATCAAGCTACCGTCACTACGGTACGATTTAGTCTTAACGTCGTACAGTTTAGTTTCTCCTGTCTCAGGATTAACTGCGATCAGGTCAATCAGACCGCTACCTGCTACATTTGTAAATACGTGCCAGCCCTCACGAATGAGTTTTGCAGCCGCAACCATTTCGCTCAATGCGCCTCTTGCGTGTGTCTCGTGCATCAGTAGTAATACCCCCTATTGACATCTATGTGTGTGTTAATTGTCCCATGCCACCCGTTGATCTTGTTTTTAGATATGCACAGGAAGCGCATGAAATTGTCTTCGTCACTATTGCCAGTCTTTCCAATACCGATGATGATGTCGGCCTCACCCGCCTTACCAGTACGGGAGTTGTCGAGCATCGAGTAGTCAATGTGCATACGGTTGTGTGCTTCGTAGCTGGCCTGACTCACAGCCCAAAACATCAGATCACACTTCTTGGCGATCTCACGGGCAGTGACATAGGTTTGCTTCAAGCGCTCATCACCACGATTGAATTCACCGCCGATACGAAACTTATCAAGCTGATCAGCGAATACAACGTCGGGGCGGCGCATACGGCAGAACCGCTCGACCTCTTCAACAGAGGTACCGACTGATTCGATAATCGTAAGGTACGGCTTGATCTCTTTACGATACACCTGAGCGAATGATACCTTACCGCTGATCATCTCATCCTTTGTAGCCCGTAGGTAACTTTGAATGATTCTAATTTTAATCTTGCTGACTGGCTCTTCGTTAGCCCAGTACGCAACAGTCTTACCTTGTCGTATGTATGATGCGGCAAGCGATGCACAGAAGGTTGTCTTGCCCACTTCAGGGCGAGCAAAGATGATACCCAAGTTACCACGAGATGTACCCTGTACATTTTCCTTGATAAGGTCAAGCTCAAAGGGGAAGTCACAGCCACGCTCCTCAATCTCAATTAGTTCCATGAAATCGGCTTCATAGATAGTATAGGTTTCGCTGGAGCTAGTGGTGTGCTCTGTGACACGTTGGATAGCTTCCTTGATATCCGTGAAGTCCAAGTCCGTACCTGTGTAGATATCGATGGCTTTCTCGCCAATGATACGGGCTTGGTCTCGTATCCAGAACTCACGCACGATCTTTTGCTGTAGCTCAAGGTTAGCTTTATCAGACGGGTCTGACATGTCGCTGAATATATCGGCTATCTCATCACGGGTACCTTGTGTCAAAGCAGGGTTGGCTGTGAGTAGCTGTGAATGAACTTCAGCTTTGGTTAGGTTGTACTGGCCTACATCGTGGCAGTCCACAATCGTACGGTATATAGTCTTAGCCAACCCCTCAAACATATCCTCAGATAGTATGTGAGATATCTGGCTATAGAACTCCCTGTGTAGGGCAAACTGGAGTATCTTCATCTCCAGTGACTTTGGTTCGGATGAACTCATCAAGTTTTCCTTTCTGCATGTTCTTTAGATCATCTTCAAGAATGAGCATGTGGACATTGATATATGATTTCAACGTCCGCACAGTTTTCAAGCCTAGCTTGGTAGCGTCTTTGTCCAACGCAACATACACCTTGTCAAACTTCTTTAGTTGGGCAATGTGTTCTTTGAGAAGAGAGGTACCCAGCATTGCAACACCCGTCACAAGATGACTGATGCACGATGCTGAGGCGCAATCTTCCACGAGTACGGCAAGGCGGCTATCCCCTGCCGTAAACATCTGCTTTGATTTGCCGTATCGATACCACTTCGGTTTAGCTCCTGACAAGCTCCTACCTACTGCGTCAACAATATGGCTTCCATGATAGATCAAGTACACGACACGATCTAGACGTTGGTCGTACATGAGACGTACTTTCCTGTTGAGGTACGCATCCATAACCTGTACTTTGTTGAGGTAATTCATAGCGGCCTTGCTTCGAGACACGTCAACGAAAGTATCGGGCAACTCAAATGAATTTTGATTAAGCTGTTTATTTTGTTTAGGTAACAGAGCCTTAGAAGCAACCGTACTCGATAGCCTGTTCCGTATGCTACCCTTTGCATTGCAGTCGGCATGGAAGCATTTGAATGTAGTGTGCGTCCCATCATTGCTCGCCGCAAATGAATTTCGATGTCCACAGAAAGGGCAATCAGATCGGTATCTGGTACCTGCTTGGATGCCTAAGCTCTCAACATAGTCGTGTTTTGTACTCATGACCATGAGCTTAATCGAAATGAATTTTGGTGTCAAATAAATTTTTTTCTTGACAGTCGATTTTCTGGGCGGTACATAAAAGGAATTCCCCCCCTATAGGGTACCCTATTAGGTATCCCATATAAGGAAATAAACTTCGTTAATATAACCCTATGAGGATAGCATGGCTAAGAAATACATCCACGTTAATCAACACAGAATCCGTAGCAACAAGAAGCATGGTGCGGAAGACCCTGTAATTACAATCAAGGAAGGTAAGATGAACACGTATTGCAATGAAGTTGTGATCAAAGGAGTGAGTGTTGTACGATATGGAGGCAACGATAAACCTCTCTTGTCATGTGGTGCAAGAGTTGTTATAGAGACAGAAGCGGAGATTGAGGTAATCAGATAAAAAGGGGGAATATCTACGGGTACTCATAACCGTTAGCTATTCGGTTTTTAAAACAAGTATTTAGAGGAGATAAATATGACACAACATTATGTACGACCAATCAAATCGGCTCTTGACGAGATCAAGAAACGTGCGTCCAATGCTGAATGGGAAGGCAACCAAGAGCAGGCAGATATCCTGTGGAAAAGATATGATGATCTTCTTAAGCGTTGTCGTAATGGTGAAATGTATGAGGTGATGTTTTGAAATTAGTTGTTAGAGATATCCAAGAGAACCCCGATGGGTCAGTCGTTATGATAATCGATATGGACGAAGACACCAGAGACGCCCTTGTACATGAAGGGTTGCGATCTGTGTTGCTTAAATTCATATCATCTGAAGAGGAGTAGAAACCACGATGCTGTTAGAAAGCGCTTTGATGTGCATGGCTTTGAACATGTATCACGAAGCTCGCAACCAACCGAACATCGGTCAGCTTGCCGTCGGTCAGGTTGTAATGAATAGGGTAGCCGATAGTCGATATCCCAATAGTGTTTGTGCTGTAGTAAAGCAAGGCCGCAAGTACAAGAACGGCACCCCTATGCGTAACCGCTGTCAGTTTAGTTGGTACTGCGATGGC